GTTGCTAGTTCTTTAGCAATAGGTTTTTATAGTGGTAGTTCTCCCTTTATATCAGGCGCCTCTGCACAGGTTGCATATACATATAAAAGGCTCGGTGGGGATGTTCTAGACATAGAACTCAAGGCGACTAATGTCTACAACCACTATGAGGAAGCCTGTCTAGAATATTCATATATTATAAATCTACATCAAGCAAGAAATTCTCTTGGAAGTGCTTTAGGTGGAGATACTGGGTCATTTGATCATCAAGGTAATATGTCGGGTACGATGAATAAATCCTTGAAATATCCACAATTTTTGTTTGATTATGCATTTAGGGTTGCAGATCAGTTTGGAACAGAAGCTACTGTTGGTGGTACAACTCCATTATTTTCAGCATCCTTCCAAAGCGTAACGAGCCAACAAGATTATAATTTACAAACAATTGTTAGTTCATCGGCTGTTGAAGGAAATGTTCCTTATAGCAGAGTTATTAGCTCCAATGGTAATCAGACAAAGAGAATTAAAATACGCCAAGTATATTACATATCCCCTAGACAAATGTGGAGATTTTATGGTTATTATGGTGGATTAAATGTTACTGGAGATATGCATAACTACGGTCAATACTCCGATGATTCTTCTTTCCAGGTTATTCCGGTATGGCAGAATAAGCTACAAGCAATTCAATATGAAGATCATTTATATACTCGCACATCTCATTATTCATACGAGATTAATGATAATATTTTAAGACTATATCCTCCACCAGATGATGTATCTCCAGCACGTTTTTGGTTCAGATTCACAGTTCAAGATGCTGATGCATATGCAACTGGGTCTTATGATAATGGGCTTGATGGAATCAATAATGTTAATACATTACCTTTCGAGAATATTCCATTCAAGAACATTAATTCTATGGGTCAACAATGGATTCGTAAGTTCGGTTTGGCATTATCCAAAGAAACGCTAGGGCAAATCCGAGGCAAGTTTGGGAATAGTGTGCCCATACCTGGAGATAATGTATCTTTAAACGCATCAGAATTGTTAGCACAGGCAGCCACAGAGCAGGCCGCTTTGAAAGAAGAATTAAACAAACAACTTGACGAGACTCTTTATGCTAAATTAGCAGAGACAGACAAAGGAATGGTTGATAACACAAATGCTATAGTAGGACTCAGTCCTTTAAAGATTTTCGTGGGGTAGATAAATGGGAAAATGGACTAGGCCAGCACAGTCGCCACCGCCGATGTTCCTAGGGAAGAAAGAAAAAGATCTGGTTAAACAAATCAATGATGAAATCATTGAAAGAGTAGTCGGACAACAAGTGCTTTATTTTCCTGTAGATATAGAACATACTGACTATCATTCTCTTTATGGAGAAGCCATAGAAAAAACCTTTTTGCATCCACTTCGAGTTTATGCACTGGTTGATTACCAAGGGATTGAAACGTCAGACTTGGAGAATATGGCCATAGATAAGACCACTAAAATTAAAATAAATTTTCATAAACGTCGGCTCACCGAGGATCAAAATTTATTTGTTAGAGTTGGTGATTTTGCACGATTTGGGGATGTTTTTTATGAAATTGTAAAACTCATGGAGCCTAAACTATTATTTGGCCAACCAGAATCTCGATTTGAGATCCAAGCAGATTGTATAAGATCAAGGGATGGACTATTTAATGCCGAATAAAGAAATAATAACATTTGATCCTTCTACATTGGAAACTATCGACGAAGCGGTATATCAATTTGTAAATAAAAATTTGAATATTTATACAACAACAAACAAAGGGTGGACCAAAGTACCCGTTTTGTGGTTAGGGACAGAGCGTGCCTATCAAATTAAACATGATAAAGAATTGAGAGATAAAGTTGGGAAACTTAAGCTACCTTTAATTACTATTACTAGAGCGAGCGTTGTAAGAGATGAGTGGAAAGGGTCGTACCAATCTTATTATCCCTCACAAAGATCAGATGGGGGTGTTGTTGCAGTAACCAAAGTCTTGAGTCAAAAAAAGACTAGAAACTTTGCGAATGCGGACGCCAACAAACAAAGTGATGGTAGTGGATCGATCACTCCTCGTGTTATAAATAGAAAGATTGTATATGAGACTATTACAATTCCCAAGCCCACTTATGTAACATGTATGTTTGAAGTTAACATTCGTACTGAATACCAACAACAGATGAACGATATAATTCCACCCTTTGTGATAGATCAAAAAAATGTTTTTAAGATTTCGAAAGATGGTCACGCATATGAATTATTTATTCAAGATAATTATGGGCTCGCTAATAACCTTAGTGCGCTAGGACAAGATGAACGCATGTTTACTGCTAAAGTAGAGTTTAAAGTCTTGGGATACTTGGTCGGAGATGGAAAAAATAATGAGAGTCCTCAGATAACACGTCGAGAGAACGCCGTAGAGGTCAAGATATCAAGAGAGCGAGTGATTGTAGGGGATAAACGCCCATGGGCAAAAGACGATGGGAAATATAGAGAATTTTGACTTTCACAAATTACTAAACTATTTACTAGGAACAAGACTACACTCAAGGAGACTTTTTAATGCCTACGAAATTTGACTTTCTCTCTCCCGGAATTCAACTCAGAGAAATAGATGAATCGCAATTAGAACCGGTTCAAGAACATGATGGGATTCTTTTGATTGGAAGAGCACGATCTGGTCCTGCTATGAAGCCTGTTAAAATCACCAACCTTAATGATTTTACTGAAATTTTTGGAACACCTATGGATGGTGTTCGACAAGCAGATCCATGGAGAGATGGTAACACCGGTGCTCCAAATTATGCTGCTTATGCAGCCCAAGCATACTTGGCTTCAGGGGTTGGACCTGTCAAGTACGTGAGATTATTGGGAAAACAATTCGACACAACCGCCGCAAATCGTGCGGGATGGACCTTGGGATCAAAACCAGTTCGGGCGGTAGAACAAAATGCCGCCGCTTATGGACTCTTTGTATTTCCATCATCTTCAGCCAGTGATCCCGACGTCGCGGCGAACGAAACTGTAAACGGCACTTTAGCCGCTGTCTTTTATATGACCTCTTCGGCCATTGGGTTAATAGGAACCACGGTCTCTAATGGAGGGAATGGGACTATTGGCCAGGGAGCAGGGGTTACTCTCACGGATGCCTCATCATCCACTTGTGTTAATGCCGCAGGGTCTAATTGTGAATTTAACATAAGAATTTCGAGTCGATTTGCTAGTGCTAATGTAACTTCTAGTTATACTATAAACTTCGACGAGTCTAGTCCCAATTATATTCGCTCCGTGTTAAATACCGATCCAACGCTAATGAATCGTGCGAATACAAATTACTATGAACAAAGTTCCTCTAATCAATTTTATTTCGTGGGAGAAACGTTTGATGTAAATGTTATGTCAATGACTTCGGCATCGACTGCAAATACTTTTGGCGTAATTCTCGCCCTTAAGACTGGTTCCTATGGCTGGGGAGATTTTCAACAACAGTTGACGCCTGCTAAATCAGGATGGCTTTTAGGAAACCGCCCGAACCAAAAGAAATTATTTCGACTTGTAGCTCTAGATGATGGAACAGAATTTCAAAATCAATATTATGGAAGAATCAACAATGTTAAGCTTCCTAATGCAATCAGCCCAACTGCTACTTTTTCTTTGGAAATTGTTCGTCGAGCAAACAAAGATTACGTAGTTGAATCTTATTCAAATTTGAACCTAGATAAAAATAGTAGCGATTATGTTGCTAAAAGAATCGGAGATATGAATGAAAGCTGGAATACCTCAACAGGACGGTTTGATCTTTCCGGTCAATATCCTAATGTTTCAAGCTTAGTCAGAATAGAGATGGGCGAAAGCATAACAATGAGAGATTATCCATTCGGTTGGGCTGGCCCTAGAAAAATTAATAATCTAATATTAGATAAGTGGTCCGCGGGAGTTGTTAACGCAACAACCGATAACAGTACCCAGGGGAGTTATGTCCTAGGGGGAATTAAAATTCCTTTGGCTCAAACAACAGCAACAGGATTTTTATCTGGTGGGTGTGGTGGAGTCACAGGATCAGTAGCGTATCCAACCTTTCCATTGACAACAGCCGGTACAAAGCTAGGAGGAGATTTCCTTCCAAGCGATACATTTGGGCTTTGGTGTCGACGATCGAATAGATTAGCCTTTAATAAAAGTTATTATGATCTGGCTCTACGAACCGGTCCAAATGCCGCTATTTCACCTCATCTCGCATATTCAGAAGCCTTGAGTTATTCAGGAGTTGTGTTTGCTATGGATGATATCACCGGAAGTAATTCCGGAGGAATTCCAACGGGGAAATATTTCTTCACATCGGGCTCTTATGATAAATCTAAAGGATCAGCAGGATCTTCGATTACAAAAGGCTCAGGTTCAGCAGGATTGCTAGACACTCTAAGAATCCATAGAATGTCTTTTCCATTCTTTGGTGGTGCCGATGGGGTGGACCAGACTTTAGCTGATCCATTCAATAATAAAACTTTGAGCGACAGCACAACTAACTCGGCTCACTATAGTGTAGCACAAGCAATGAAAATGGTGGACGATCCTGACTATATTCGTTATGATCTTATTTCAATGCCAGGCCTATGTGAAAATGTATTAACTGATAAAATGATTACAATGGTTAATACTCGTGCGGATGCGTTAGCTGTTATTGATATAGGACAAGGCGGTGGAATTTATAGACCGTCATTCGATACATTAACAAACTCACAACCAGCGAGTATCAAAAATATTATAAGTCAAATTGCATCAAGGCAATATGATACCTCATATGCATGCACTTATTTCCCAAATGTTAGATTAAAAGACACACTTAACGGAAATGACACTGTTTTTGTTGCGCCGCCTTCTGTTGCTGCAATCGGTGCAATTGCTAAATCCGAAGCGCAATCTCAACCATGGTTTGCTCCTGCCGGATTTAATCGAGGTGGATTACGTAGACTTGGAGGAAATCAAGGTCCAATAGTTTTAGGGGCTTATCAGCACCTTACAAAAGATGATAGAGATCAACTTTATCAATCCAAAGTAAACCCAATTGCTAGATTTCCAGCAACTGGAGATACAGTTATCTTCGGACAAAAAACCCTACAACAACAAGCATCAGCATTAGATCGTATAAATGTTCGAAGACTGATGATTTTCTTGAAAAAGAGAATAGGGGATATAGCGAATACCATTTTGTTTGATCAAAACTTACAAGCTACTTGGAATCGTTTTAAAACTCGTGCCGATAGGGTGTTGTCTGAAGTCAAAGCAGACCTGGGTATTAGCGAATATAAATTGGTGCTCGATGAATCAACAACCACGCCTGATTTAATCGATAGAAATATTATGTACGCAAAGATATTTATAAAACCAGCAAGGGCAATTGAATTTATTGCTATTGATTTTGTTATTACTCGAACTGGCGTGGAATTTGAGTAAGCCACTAATTAAAATATAGGAGATATGAAGAATGGCATTTTGGACCGAACAAGCAACTGAACCGAAAAGAAATTATAGGTTCCTTGTAGAAATTACAAATCTTGGGGCCGCAGGAGCAGACTCCGTGCAATGGTGGGCAAAGACTTTTAAAGTTCCCTCTTACGCTGTTTCGGAGACAGAACATGATTTTATGGATAATAAATATTATTTTCCTGGGCGATTAACTTGGGAAGATGTAACTCTCTCCTTGGTAGATCCAGTATCTCCTAACGCTGTAGCCTTAACTAACCAGGTCATTGTAGAATCTGGATATAATGTTAAAGCTAAGGGTGATTTAAATGCACCCCAGACCATGTCAAAAGGAAAAGCAGTAAATGCACTTGGTGATGTTAAAGTTTCTATTTTAAATTCAGACGGAACCACCATAGAAGAGTGGACTCTTAAAAATTCTTTTATCAAAGCTGTTACTTTTTCTGATCTTGCGTATGATAATGACGAATTAAGAACGATTGACATTACTTTCCGTTATGATTGGGCCGTTTGTGACAACAATGGACCAGGAGCACAAACAGGAACAGATAATATTCAGTTTGATGTATAGGTGAAGTATGGCTTTTTGGAATCTCCCATCGGTTGACCCTACAAGAAAATTTCGTTTTCTTATGCAATCAAATGGAATAGAATCAGATCAGTGGATTTGGGCTAAAAGTATAAATAAGCCATCCTACGAAATTAATACCGGTGAGTATCAATTAGGAAACCACAAATTTAAATATCCAGGAATAGCTACTTGGAATGATATCACAATAACAATCGTTGATATGTTCGGACAAACTTCTAACTTATTTGAGAATCTCAAGTCGATGGGCTATAATGATCCTTCTCAAGGTGGAGGGGCTGGAATTCATAAATCCGATGGCGTATCTAGTTTTATGAATGAATTCTCAATCCTTCAATTAGATGCCGATGGGGGAATATTAGAAACATGGGAACTTAAAGGTGCTTTTATTAAATCAGTTAATTATGGGGATTTAAATTATTCTGATGATGAAATTATAGAAATAAGTATGGTAGTAACATATGACTACGCAACTTTTAGTGACGTCAGTGCCCAACAGAGACTAGGAAATTTACAAGCTACGGATGCCAGTATTGCTGCAGCAACAGCGGCTGATTCCCCTGAAGGTCTCGATCTTTAAATAATCTACAAAAAATGAGGTGAAAATTGAGTAGGAATAAAAAAAGGCTTAAAGGTCACAAGCCTGATAACATTGAAGCAACAACAACAACGCCATTAAGTCCGTTGAGTTTTGTTGCACCGACCGAATTTGTTGAATTACCTTCGGGAGGAGAAGGGTATCCTGATACTCACTCGCTCCATGGAGAAGAGACAATAGAAATTAGATATATGACAGCTAAAGACGAAGATATCTTGACTTCCCAAACTCTATTGAAAAAAGGCATAGCGATAGATCGTCTTTTGGAAAGTATCATCTTAGACAAGACCATTAACCCAACAGAGTTGCTTATAGGAGATAAAAATGCTATTATCATAGCGGCTCGTGCTAGCGGCTATGGATCAGAATATGAGGGCCTTGTAAGTTGTCCCGCATGTGCTACCAAAAATAAATTAGCTTTTGATCTTTCTAATCCCACTTTGTTAAAATCACGAATTCACGAGGATTTTAATGTAACTCGAAGCTCATCTGGTACATATAGTGTCAAACTTCCGCTTTCTAAATACAATGTAGAGGTTAAGTTTATGACTGGGGCAGATGAAAATTATCTCGCAGAGCATGTTCGAAGTAGAAAAAGAAACAAATTACCAGAAGATACCCTTACGGCACAATTCAAGCGACTAATCTTATCTGTTGAGGGACACAAAACGCGAGAGGTAATTGATGCATTTGCAGAGAATATGCCAGTTGTTGATTCTCATCACTTGAGAATGATTAACCGGCTAATAACTCCTAACATTGAAATTAAAGAAACTTTGGTATGTAACAATTGTGATCATACCGAGGAGGTAGATGTCCCATTTGGAGCGGACTTTTTTTGGCCTGACCAGTAAATATATGGAAGGCATCTACGAACAGTTTTTTCTCCTTAAGCACTTTGGGGGATGGAGTTTCATAGAAGCCTACAACTTGCCCATTGGGCTTCGGAATTGGTTTGTTGAAAGACTACAAAAACAGTACGAGGACGAAGCCAAAGAAACAGAGAAAGCTCAGAGAAAGATAAGATAATCCTTTCTTCGTCCATTTCTTTTATTTAACTAGTTATGAAAGACGGAGGATTGCAGCTATGTTCACCATAAACTTGACACGTAAACACCTTTTAAAGGAGTCGTTTGTAAAGGCTTGGGGCGCTTGGAATAAAGCGCTGTTAAAGTACATCTACGGCAAAGATACGCCAGTGGTAGCCAACCTCAATGAGGATGAATCAGGAGGCCCAGAATTTAGCATTACGGGCGAATATGAAGATGTTAAGGCTTATGCTCATGCACTGAAACTTGAAGCAGACTATTTGCGGTCTTACATAGAAAATGGTAGAGAGGATGAGAGAACTCAATCTATTAAAACAGAACTGGACCAAGCGTCTAGTCAGTTTGTAAAGCAAACCGGCCTACCATGGCCGTTTAAGGATTAATAGAAATGGGTACTAAGGAAGAAAAGGAAAAAACAGAAGAATATATTAAGCAAGAGAAGCTAATCAAAGATATATTAAATCAGAATAAGGAAAACACGGCGAATCTTAAGGAACAAGTGAGAGCTTGGGAGGAAATTAATAAGATTTCAAAAGAAACCGGAGAGTATCGTGGTGCGCAGGGACTAGTAGAAGATGCCGAATTGGAGCATGCTAGGAATAAATTAGATTTAGCTGAACGAGAAATTGAACTTCGGAAGCAACTTAAGATAGTTGCCGCAACAATGACAGATCAAGAGAGAGAACACCTCGACATATCAAAGGCCTCTTTAGAAGAGATTTATAAACAGAAGGGGGCATTAAAGAGCGCTCTCGGTGATGTAGGGGATCTCCTTGAAGGGTGGAAGACAGTAAAGACTACTACAAAAAGTTCCGGTGATAACATTAAAGGGTTAAACAAGCACTCCGGAGCAGCAGCCGCCAGAATGCAAAAACTGGGTACCTTTTCGGGCCTGTTTGCTACAAATATTACTGGAATGGCCCATGATTATAAGAAAATGTTTGCAAACCCCGAAGCGATGAAGGCCAACGTGGCAGCCTTTAAACAGCAGTTTAATTTAGCTAACTTAATTGTTGGTGCTTCTCTAAAGATTATAGAAGCCACAGCTACGCTTGTTAGAAGTGCAGATAAGGCAACAACATCATTAGCTGCGGGCACGGCTGTAGGTCGAGAGTTTAATGATGTCCTCATTGGGGCTCAACGAACAGGAAATCTATTCGGATTATCGATGGATGAAGCAGGAAAAGCTATCCTAGCATTAAACGCCGGGACCACCAATTTTACGCAAGTTGGAAAAGCCACACAGATGTCTCTAACTACTAATGTGGCTCTCTTAAGTAAACTTGGAGTATCAGCCGATCAATCTGCAAAGATGATTAATACGTTAAACCTGAGTCTTGGCATGAATATGGAAGAGTCAATGGAAGCCACCAAATCTATTGCCTTAATGGGAACAGAATTGGGCATTACCGCGGACCAAATGACAAAAGATTTTGACAAAGCTATGAGTACACTGGCTGTATACGGGGATAAGGCACCAGGGATCTTTAAAAACATCGCAGGGGCAGCTAAGGCGGCTGGTGTGGAGATGGGCAGTCTTTTAAATGTTGCCAAGAAGTTTGATACTTTTAAGGATGCCGCTGAAACAGTTGGTATGATGAATGCTCTATTAGGAACATCTTTATCAACCACCGAAATGTTGATGAAAACCGAAGATGAGAGAATTGAAACCTTGATTGGAACAGTTCAGGCTCAAGGTCGAGCGTTCAAAGATATGGGTCGTTTCGAACAAAAAGCAATCGCTTCAGCCGCTGGTATCACGGATATGAACGAAGCCGCTAAAATTTTTGGTATGAATTTGTCTAAATTTAAAGATTATCAAAATCAGATGGATGAAAATGCAGATACTCAGGAAAAATTTAAAGATGCAATTGATGCTACAATTCCAATTGCTACCAAGATAATGGCAATTTTTACAGAATTGGGCATTTTTGTTATGCCAATTTTGGAAAGTATCCACTGGGCGCTTGATGGCATTAAGTGGGTATTGAATGAAATGAATCCTGCCTTTAAGACATTCCTTAAGATTGCCACAATGATTGGTGCCGGTGTTGTAATGTTTTGGAAATTAAAGGCTGTCTTCCTGTCTATTTGGGGCGTGCTTGCGCCAATAGGCACAGCTATTGCCGGAGTCGCCGGGGCTGTTAACCCTATCGTTTGGGCGATCATGGGAGTAGTAATTGCCGTTGGGGCACTCTGGGCCATGTTTAGATCAGGGGATAAAGAAGTTGACAATCTTACCAATAAATTAAATAAATTAGATGATGTTAATGTTAAAGCCTCGGCCAACGTTAATACTGTCCGAAGAGACAACACAACTCGCGTACAAGGCCAGGGCCAATCGATGAGACAAAATCAGACCCAGTCTGCTGTCAATTCTAACACCATCGTCCAACAAGGTGGCCTCCAACCAGGGCAACCAGTGATTATTTCTCTCGATCAAGATGGCATGTCTCAAATAACTGCCAAAATTAAAAGTGATGGAAGAGAGGCCGCGGCTGATCTAATGTGGGGTCAATAATAAGATGAGTAATGCTGATATAAAAACTTACGCTGCCGGCGTTCATTCTTTAATGTTTGCGCCTCAGCATGTTAGCGACAGTACTGTTGCCTTTATGGCTTTTCTAACTTCATTCACACAGAATTTTGCTTCCAATTGGAACTCCGAGAGTGTGTACGGGCGGATTGATCCAATTGGTACCTTTCAAGGAAACAAAAGAACTCTTAGTCTTGGGTGGGATGTACCATCCGGAACATTAAAAGAAGCCAAAGCAAATATGAAAAATATTGAAATTCTAATGCAAATAATTTATCCGTCTTATACGGGCGGAGATGGGGGTCTTGGAAGCGCACTAACTCTATCTAAACCACCTTTGATTCGTCTTCTATATGCCAACTTGATATGTACTCCTAATGGATCCGGACTCTTGGGGTGGATCGATTCTATTTCTTGGACTCCCTCTTTAGAGATGGGCTTCTTCGAGGATGGCACTGGAATACAACGCAACATTTATCCAAAAGTCATCAGCTTACAAATTAATTTTAGTGTGTTACATGAAGGAGAGATGGGTTACAAAGATGGAGTATGGAAAGGCGGAGCTACATTCCCCTTTGGAGGTTAATAATGTCAAGATACAACTCAAGAACAAAAGCCAGTAATGCCGAGGAAATGTATGAAAATATCCTCGAGCAACGAGGCGTCAAAGAAATTATCCAATATACAACACCGACACTTAGCTATCCTACGGAAGAAGAATTAATTCGGATTCCAACTGTAGATTATGTGTGGCGCCAAGGTGATAAATATTGGCGTTTAGCAGCTAGACACTATGGAAAAGCAAACCTTTGGTGGGTCATTGCTCAGTTTAATCAAAAACCAACGGAAGGACATATAGAACCCGGGGATATTATAAAAATTCCCACTAATCTTACTGTGGTATTAGGGGCATTGAGCTAATGCCGGCTGCAAGAATAAATTGTACTAGCCTTACAGATCAAGGGCAAAAGAGCGCGTGTTTGTTAAGAAATGCTATCATTTCTCGATTTGATGCAAAAGAAAGTATAGCCACCTTTTTCCAAGAAATGC